TGGATGTTTATTTGTTAGAAGTATACAAGTTTACGATTCAACAAGTGCTATTACAGGAGCAAATGATTATTTAGAAAAAAAAGATTATTCATATTTACAAGAATATGTTCCATCTACAGAATCTGCAAAAAGAGGTAAACCTAAATATTATGCCATGTATGGTGGAGCAACAGGAGAGTCTGATACTACATCAGGACGTATAGCTTTAGCACCTACTCCAGATCAAGCCTATAAATTTAGAATACATTTTAATAAAATGCCTAATCTTTTAGAAAATAACGATACAAATTACATTAGTCTTAATTTTCCAAATGGACTACTATATTGTTGTTTATCAGAGGCATATAGTTTTTTAAAAGGTCCAATGGATATGTTGACTTTATATGAAAATAAGTATAAACAAGAAGTACAAAAGTTTGCTAGTGAGCAAATTGGTAGAAGACGAAGAGATGACTATACTGATGGTGCTGTTCGTATTCCAATAAACTCACCAAACCCGTAGGAGAAAAATTATGGCAATAACATCTGCAGTATGCACAAGTTTTAAAGTTGAACTTTTAAAAGGAGTTCACAATTTTACAGCAACAACTGGTAACACATTCAAAATAGCTTTGTACACTAGTTCAGCGACTTTAGGGGCTTCAACAACAGCTTTTTCATCTTCAAATGAGATTACAAATTCATCTGGAACAGCTTATACTTCAGGTGGAGCAACACTTACAAGTGTAACCCCAACAGCATCAAGCACAACAGCTGTTTGTGATTTTGCTGATGTAAGTTACACAGATGCATCTTTTACAGCAAACGGTGCATTAATATATAATGACTCTGCATCAGGTGATCCTGCATGTGTTGTTATTGCATTTGGTTCAGATAAAACTGTATCTAGTGGAACTTTCACAATTCAATTCCCAACAGCGGACGCAACAAACGCAATCATACGATTAGCATAAGGAGGAAATCCTTATGGCCAATACTTGGAACCAATCAGGCACAACCTGGAACACTGGCCGTTGGGGCACAACTGATGCTATAACAAGTGGTTGGGGTGCAGACACTTGGAATACAGGTGGTTCTTGGGGACAAGCAACTGATGAATTAGTTGCATTAACTGGTGTATCCGCAACTTTTTCTATTGGTGAGTTAAGTGCTTTTGCTCAACAAGGTTGGGGTAGAGATGTATGGGGTGAAGAACCTTGGGGTGAAAGTTTTGATCCCGTTGTAAAACCATCTGGAGTTTCAGCTAGTTTTTCTCTTGGCACAGTTACAGTTTCAGCACAAATAGCTACTGGTTGGGGACAAGATGGATGGGGAGTTGAAAATTATGGTGAGTCTGGATTAGTTGTAGAATTAACTGGTCCTGATGCAATGCAATCTAATACAGGTCCATCAGGTTGGAACGGCGCAGAATGGGGTGAGGGACAAGGCTGGGGCATGTTTACTTTAAATCCTGCGGACGTAATGGGATTAACAGGTGTTTCATCTACGGCAAGCGTTGGCTCTATCACACCAATAATAGATTTTACTGGAACACTAACAGGTGTTTCTGCAACTGCAAACGTTGGATCTTTAACAGTTGCCGACATGGCAGTTGGTTTATCAGGTCAAGCAGCAACACCAGCTGTTGGTGCTTTATCACCTGCAGATGTAATGGGACTAACAGGAGTTTCTGCAACGGTTAGTGTTGGTTCTGTTTTAATTGAACCTATAGAACTTATTGATCTAACTGGAGTATCTTCAACATCTGCTGTTGGTTCAGTAACAGTTGCTGATATGGCAGTTGGATTAACAGGTGTTTCTGCAACATTTAATGTAGGAACTTTAGCACCTGCTGATGTAATGGGATTAACAGGAGTTTCTGCAACTGCTTCTGTAGCCGCTTTTGGAACCGCTTCAGGCTTTGGAATTCAAGCGTATTCTAACGTTGACACAGGTTCAAATATTTCGTATTCTAATGTTGCAACAGGTACAAATATAACATATAGTGACGTCGCATAGGAGATAAAAATATGGCATCAACATACACAGGACTAGGTGTTGAACTACAAGCAACAGGTGAAAACGCTGGAACTTGGGGAACAAAAACTAATACAAATTTACAAATCATAGAACAAATTTCAGGTGGTTTTACACAACAAGCTGTATCAGATTCAGGTGATACAACTCTTTCAGTTACTGATGGTGGTACAGGTGCAACGTTAGCGCACAGAATGATAGAATTCACTGGATCTCTTACCTCTGGTAGAAACGTAACTATACCTATTGATGTTCAAACATTTTATTTTTTAAAAAATTCTACAAGTGGATCACAAAACGTAACATTTAAATATGTTTCAGGATCAGGAGATTCTGTAGCGGTAGCACCTGCAACAACTAAAATTGTATTTGCTTCTGCAAATGATGGTACAAACCCAGATATTATTGATATCGGAATGGGTAATGTAACACTTACTGGATCAGAAACTTTAACAAACAAAACTTTAACAGCTCCAAAAATTGCAGATGCAGGTTTTATTGCAGATGCAAATGGAAACGAACAAATCATATTTCAAACAACATCTTCTGCAGTAAATGAATTAGAAGTAACTAATGCTGCAACGGGTAATCCACCAATCTTAGGTGCAAGTGGAGAAAGTAATGTTGATGTTCATATCAAACCAAAAGGCACTGGAGAAACTAGAATTGGAACTGGAGCAGCGGCAGCAACACTTACAACAAGTGGTGCCCACGATTTAGTATTAGATACAAACTCAGGAACTAATTCTGGAACTATCACAATTACAGATGGAGCAGATGGAAATATTAATATAGCACCAAACGGAACTGGTGTTGTTCAAGCTGGTGGATCTGCAGTAAAAGTTGCAGGTAAAGAAACTATTTGGGTGCCAGCAGTTGCTATGTATCCTAATACTACTAATGGTGCAGAAGCAGCTCAAGTAGAATTATCAAATGGTCCAGAAATTAAAGTATTAGATTTTGATAAAGACTCTGATGAGTTCGCACAATTTGCTGTTGCATTTCCTAAATCATGGAATGAAGGAACAGTAACTTTTCAAGCTTTTTTTACGGCAACTTCAACAGACACAGGAACTAGTGCATATGTTTTACAAGGAGTTGCTTTAGCTGATAATGGAGATTTAAACACAGCTTTTGGAACAGCTGTAGGGCCAACTGCAAAAGCTCACAGTGGTACATCAAATGATTTAGACGTAACAGCGGAAAGTGGAGCAGTTACAATTGCTGGTTCACCAAGTACAGATGAATACGTTTTCTTTCAAGTATCAAGAGATGTTTCAGCAGATGATTTAAATGCTGATTCAAGACTTCTTGGAATTAAATTATTCTTTACAACTGACGCTGCTAACGACGCGTAAGGTAAAAGAATATGAAAAAACTAGAACCAACACTTACAACAGGTAAGAATACTAGAAATATTACAAGCCGAAGAGGCAAAACAGGATTCGGAACAAATATATTAGGGTTTGGATCTGGTGGAACTCCTTTTGTTGAAGTAACGGCAAAATACTTAATAATTGGAGGTGGCGGTAGCGGTATGTGCTCAAATACTCACCCTGGTGGTGGTGGAGGAGCAGGAGGTTATAGAACTTCTTTTGCATCTGAAACACCTGGAGGACCAGCAGGTAGTACCGAGAGTGCCATTGTATTTGCAAAAGCAGGAGATTACACAATAACTATTGGAGCAGGAGGATCTGCTGTGCAAGGACCAGGTGGTCCAGCTAGTGGTAATGATACCGTATTAAATCATGGAGATAGTTGTTCAGTTACTGCGTTTGCAGGCGGAGGTGGATCACCTAATCCAGGATGTGGAACTAGAGGATCCATGGGTGCAGGTGGTTTTAACTGTTCAGCTAAATCAGGAACACCAACTCAAGGATTTCCGTCAGGTGCTGGAACGACTTTAACAAGTCCAACATTTAGCGTAGCTTCAGGTGGAGGAGGCGGAGCTGGAAGTGCAGGATCAAATGGAACTAATAATTCAGGTGGGGCAGGAGGAAGTGGAAAAGCAAGTTCAATAACAGGATCTCCTGTCACAAGAGCAGGCGGTGGCGGAGGGACGTCACGAGCTTCAAATGGAAGTGGTGGACCAGGCGGAGGCGGATCTGGATCGAGAAGTAATAATGATGCTGCTGGAGGTCCAGCAGGGGATGCTAACACAGGATCTGGTGGTGGAGGAAATAACAATGAAGGAAGTTCATCAACCACTACTTTTGCAGGAAACGGTGGTTCAGGAGTTGTTTTTATAAGATTTCCAGCATGTGCGTGCGTATCAGTATCACCTGGAACAAACACAGTTGCAACGGTAAGTTGTGAACAACTAGCAACTTTTACAGTAACAGGAACGGTAACTTTATCATAATGGCACACTGCGCAGAAATAAAACAAAAAATTGATCCAACAGGTTTTACATCTAATAATATGTGGATAGTAGAACGTGTAATTGTGGTTTGTAATAGTGAACCTGACCCAGAAGGATGGTGCACAAAACTTTTTGGTGGGACTTGGAAACAATGCTCTTATACAAATAGCATAAGAAATAAATTTCCTGGCCCTGGTTATGTATACGATGAAGTAGCTGATGTTTTTTTAATACAACAACCTTTTGCATCTTGGACAAGAAATGATGAACATATGTGGGTGGCGCCTATACCAGTGCCTACAACTAAACCTTTGGATCCAAATAATGATCCTACTGGTGGACCAAACATGTGGGACGAAGAAAATCAAAGATGGTACTGTGATAAAATGGATGGAACTAATGAAAGTTGGTTGTGGAATTCAGACACTTTAACCTGGGAATAATTAAGCTTTACATTAAACTATATTAATATATAAGTAAATTTATAAAGATATATGAATTTACAATACTATTATTGGTACTTTAAAAATGCAGTCCCTTCAAGGATATGTGATGATATTGTTAGGTATGGAAAACAACTTCAACAACAAACAGCAATTACAGGACAAAACAAAAATAAAAAAATAAAAGATTTAAAAAAACAAAGAGATTCTAATATTGTCTGGTTAAATGAAAGATGGATTTATAATGAAATACATCCATTTGTCCGTGCAGCTAATGAAAATGCTGGATGGAATTTTCAATGGGATTGGTCAGAAGAGTGTCAATTTACTATTTATAAAAAAGGTCAACATTATGATTGGCATTGTGATAGTTGGGATAAACCGTATGATAATCCTGAAGGCAATCATCCATACCAAGGAAAAATAAGAAAATTATCTGTAACTGTTTCTTTATCAGATGAGAAAGATTATTCTGGTGGTGAATTAGAATTTGATTTTAAAAATAATGATAACAAAAATAGAATTAGTAAATGCAAAGAAATAAAAGCAAAAGGATCAATAATAGTTTTTCCCTCTTTTGTGTGGCACAGAGTTTGTCCTGTAACTAGAGGAGAGAGAAATAGTTTAGTAATATGGAACCTAGGAAACCCTTTCGTATGATATATCCAAAACAATTAAGAAGAGATGAATATTTTTCTACTCCTATATGGATGGCAGATGCTCCACAACTTGTAAAAAGTTTAAATAAAGCTTCTGATCCATATATAAAAGAATCAAAAAAAGCTTTAAAAAAAGGTATCGCCACTAGAAATAAAACGTATGGTAATAAAGGAGATATGGGTAATGTATTTCATTCTAAATCTTTAATAGAAGATAATAAATTTAAAGATTTATCTCTTTATATATTACAGACCTCAGAAAATTTATTAAAAGAAATGGGTTTTAGTTTAGATAATCATAAACTTTTTATCACAGAATTATGGGTTCAAGAGTTTGCTAAACAAGGTGCTGGATGGCACAGTACACATAC